TCTAATCTTGCATTGAGTAATGTATTCTTTGTTGGTTGTTCACCTTTATGGAATGATGATATTTTGGCCTACATTGAAAAGGTTTGTGAAAAATGGAACGATTAATTAATGTCTTTGGTGGTCGTGGTTTTGTAGGCAGCAAGTTTGCAGAATCACGTAATGTCATCGTAAATGAACGTGATGATTATGCAGTTAATGAAAATGCAACCGATGTTGTATACTTTATTTCAACTATTCATAATTACCACGTTCATGATAACCCATATCTTGACATTGATACCAACCTGACAACATTAATTAAAGTTCTTGAGTCATGTAAAGGCAAAGACATTATCTTTAACTTTATCAGTTCTTGGTTTGTTTATGGTAATGTACCATTGCCTGCAAAAGAAGATTCGTATTGCGATCCGAAAGGTTTCTATTCAATCACAAAGAGAGCAGCAGAACAACTATTAATTTCTTATTGTGAAACATTTGATATTAAATACCGAATTCTAAGATTGGCCAACGTTATCGGTCCTTCTGACAATAAAGTATCGGCCAAGAAGAACGCACTTCAATTTATGATTAATGAAATCGTAGAAGGCCGTGACGTTAATATGTATGATGGGGGGTTGGTTTACAGAGATTATATCCACGTAGACGATGTGGTCAATGCGATTAATATAGTCATTGACAAAGGTGAAATTAACGAAATATACAATATTGGTAATGGTTCTAAAGTATACATCAAAGACGTTATGGAGATGGTTAAACTGTGGACCAACTCACCCGCCAATTTGAAAAGTATTGAAACAGCTGAATTTCATAAGAAAGTTCAGACTAAAGACATGGTTTTAGATGTTTCAAAACTTAAATCACTAGGTTATCAACAAAAATACACATTAACCGCAGCACTTGATTGTTTGATTCCCAAGAAAAGTTGATTATATATCGAACCCAATATTTGTAAAATTGGGGAAGTTGTGGACAAATTTGGATAAATAGGTTCACAATCAATCTTTTTAGCAACCAGAGTGTGTTGCAGCCTAAAGGAATCAATGTTACCGTTTATTTTATTTTTGAAGGAAGAAGCCGAAGAAGGTGAAAAGCTTAAGCACATCACCCATGCGGAAGACCGTCCTTTGCAAAATGGTGCGGCTGGTTTCAAGTTAGCACACGATTCACTTATGGCTGCACACCATCACATGAAGTCTGGTGGCCACAGTTCAGCACTGACAATGAAATATGATGGTTCACCATCTTTGGTGTTCGGTCATCATCCAGAGACTGGTAAATTCTTTGTGGCATCTAAGTCGGCATTCAATAAGAATCCTAAAATCAATTATACACATAAAGACATTGAGAAGAACCACGGTCACGCACCTGGATTGATGGATAAACTTCATGCATCACTCAATCACTTAAAGAAAATTGCACCTAAGTCTGGTGTATACCAAGGCGATTTGATGTATACACATGATGACCTAAAAGACCATAAAGGTGGCAAAACCTCATTTACACCAAACACAATTCGATATACTGCACATGGTCAAGATGCGGATAAGATTAAAAAGTCTAAAATGGGTATTATTGTTCATCAACAATACCATGGTAAAGATATCTCATCAATGAAAGCAGACCCTCATCCGGATCTACATAATTTTGCTCATCATCCTGACGTATGGCACAAATCTGCCAACCATGATACAAAGCAAATTCACTATTCTGAAAAAGACCAAGAAGAATTTAATAATCACATGGCCATTGCTAAAGAGATACACACTAAGAATAAAGGTGCCATGTATAAAAAAACTCAACACCATGCAGGCGAAGGCGGACATTTAGAGCAATATATAAACCATACCGTTAGAACGGGTGAAACACCTAATTCAGATGGTTTGAAGAAAATGATTGGTGATAAAATTAAGAAGTCTGCGGCTAAGTTAAAAACACCAGCAGGCCAATCACGTAAAGAATCGGAAATCAAAGCTCATCACAAACACATTGATGACCATAAAGAACACTATGATAATATGTTGCAGATGCATCATCACTTGCAACAAGCCAAAGATGTGTTAGTCAGAAATTTAGAACAACACGAAGGTGGTTTCGAACACCACATTGAAGCTGAAGGTGGTAAATTTAAGAGAACAGGTCCAGAAGGATTTGTTATTAATCATGCTGGTCAACCAACTAAATTGGTTAACCGTAAAGAGTTTGCGAGAGCAAATCTGTTAAAGGTAAGAAAATGAAATCATTTTTACAGTTAGTAGAGGAAAAAGAAGGCACCAGTAGGCCAGTAGTAATGGCTTTTGGTCGCATGAATCCTCCAACTACTGGTCACTTAAAACTTATAGATAAAGTTCGTTCTACCGCTGAACGACTAGGTGCAAAACATACCGTTATCGTTTCACACTCACAAGATGCGAAAAAGAATCCATTATCTGGTGCTCAAAAGGTTAAACACCTACAACGTTATTCAAAGGGTACTAAATTTGATGCGTCATCTAAAGAATCTCCAACAATAATGCATCACGCTGCACATTTGCACGCTGCTGGCCACGACCATCTTCATGTTGTTGCTGGTTCAGACCGTGTAAAAGAAATGCACGAATTATTACACAAATATAATGGTGTTGAAGGTAAACACGGTTATTATAACTTCAAAAAGATTACAGTTCACTCTGCCGGTCACCGTGATCCAGATGCAGAGGGTGAAGAAGGTATGTCTGGTACTAAGATGCGTGAACACGCTAAGAACAAAGATTTTAGTTCATTCCGCCAAGGTATTCCAAGTCATGTTTCAGATAATCACGCTAAAGAATTGATGAAAGACACACGCAAAGGCATGGGTCTAAATGAAGAAATGTATCATGGTCAATTTCGTGCAGTATTTGTTACAGGTGGACCAGGTTCAGGTAAAGACGTTATTATTCGTGAATGTATAGCTGAATCACGTGCGGTAGAATTGAATTTTACACAGGCCTTTGGTTACCTATCAGACAAACAGAAATTATCTGAAAGTTCAAACGATTTTCGCAAAGAAGCAATTAGAGCTCGGGGTCCTTTGATTATTAATGGGCCAGCAGATGACATTGAACATCTATCTTACATCAAAGAAGAATTAGAAGAACTAGGTTACGAAACTATGATGGTATTTGTTAGTACCAATAATGAAACTAGTAAAGAGAGAAACCAAAGATTATCCAGAATGATGGTGGAATCCATAAGACAGGATAAGTGGAATAAATCTCAAATAAATACTACACGTTTCAGTGAAATGTATGAAAACTTCATTGTTTTTGACAACACAGGAAACCTAGATACCAAAGAAGAAGAAATTACTGAGGCTTATCAATCTATTAACGGATTCTTTGCATCCACAACAATGAATGAAACTGTTGAAGATTGGTTAATCAGAAATACAAAATTAGATGTAAACAAACAAATAGGATGGTTATTCAATGAAAATTCTAGAAAAACTGCTAAACAAACTCAAGCTCAAACCGTTAGAAAATACAACCCCTCTTTCCAGTCAGCCAAAGGACCAGCCGACATTAAACCAGACAACTCCGGAAGTGTCGTCAGTGGAACAGACTCAATCAAAGGAAATCAAGGCGCCAAGAAAGACTACCAAGGTAAGAGCACAGTCACAGGCGGTGCGTGGTCCGGCGCCTACGAAAGCGCAGGTCCAACCCTCACAATCAACCCCCCACCAAAAGAAAAAAACTTCAGTCTCGACAAAGACAAGCTCAAGAGGCAAAAAAGGGGTGACAAAAGTTTAAGTGCGGGTCGTGTTGCTAGACCAGATGGTATTGGTGCATCATTCGATTCAAGAGCAGGTGGCCAAGGCGCAGCTGCCGGTGCTGGTCTAAGTCAGAATTTGTATGGCGAAGAAGATTATAGTAATGCACAAATATCAAGTGTGGCAATGCCAGGAAGTTCTAGTATGTCACCTAATCCTTTAGCAGAGAAGAAGAAAAAGAAACTTACATTTAAAGAATACAAGGGATTTCAGAATGACACAGAATCTGGTTTAGGTGGTGTGTTAGGTGGCGGTGACAACAGAGAACGCATGGATACTTATAAGGATCCAAATAGAAAAATTGGCATAGAGATTAAAAAGAAGAACAACAAAAGATTTAATCGGAGTAAAGACGATGTTAACATTTAAACAATACATAAATGAGAGATGTTGGACAGGTTATAAACCAGTACCTGGTAAAAAAGCATATTCAAAAGGTTCTTGTAAAAAA